CTCTTTTCATTCCACTTTCGTCAATCTTTGGATTAGTTCTAGTAACATTGTCCACAGCGTCCTTGACCAACTCAGGTCTTGATTCTGCTATGTCTCTTAATTTTTGTAATACGTCGATCATTTCCATGGCTTATTTCCTTTTTGGGTCTGGGTGTGGGTTGGTTGCCTTTGAAAAAGGACTTGGTGTTCCTTTCTCTTCTCTGTCTTGTAATTTCTTCTCTGCTTTGTTTTTATTATCCTCATCCGGCATAGCTGGAACTTGATCTTTGTCTTTTTTAGATTTTAACAATTCTCTCATCAAGCTCATGTTGTATTTGTCACCAAAAAATTCTTCTGCTTTGACTTTGGGTGCATCTTTCATTTCAACATCTAATAATTTGTTCGCGTATTCTGACTTCTGACCTATCTGCATGTCTGCTTGGTATTCCTCAGTTGGCTCACCTGGTTTCCTGACGACTATCAATGAAGAATTCATGTTCATGTAGTCTGCTAGGTATTCTTTCAGTGTGTTCACGGCCACTGGATAGTTTGTTGTAACATCGAATATAGTGACTGATTCATTTGATAGTGCTGGGAAATCTAATGGCAGTGTCATTATAGGTGTTTTCTTACCTGCTGACATCTTTGCGACTTCAAATTTTTGTAGTGCAGTTTCCATCCTAGAAGCGAAATCGTCTGCTATTGTGCCTGCTACCTTGACTTTGTAGTCATACGACTTTGTTGATTCTGTTAGATAGTCTTTGAACGTGCTCATATGCAATATTTAGTCTTTCTTGAGTAGTTTCTTCATTAATTCGTTACGATCAGATATGACGAAACCGTCGCTTTCTTCCACTGGACCACCGTCTTTGTTGCCGTCCTTGTCCAGCTTTAACTTCTTGAGTTGTAGTTCCACCATCTTCAGCTTCTTGTCTATCTTGCTACTCTTTGCGTCTATGGCGTTCTTTAGGAAGTTGCTCGCTACCTCGAATATACGTCCTGAATAACGCGAGTCCACGTTCATGCCCAGGTCCATGAGATTCTTGTAGCTCTCTTCTGCTTCTATGGCCAACTTGTCCATCTCTAGGTCGGACATCTCTCCCAATCCTTTTACCTGTGGCAGTGATGCCGCGATCTTGTCAAATTCCGCATAGCTCTTCTGCAGGTTGGCCTGTGTCTTTGGATCCAGGTTCTTGGTGCTGGGATTTTCCTGTCCAGCATCTTTTAATTTCTTGTCCTTCTCCTTCTTGTCCACCTCTTTGAATGCTTCCTTGACGTTTGGTAAATTGAGGATGTCTTCTAGTTTCTTTGTCATTGTCGTATTTACTTACGTTTGCCGTTGTGGAACAACTGTTCTTCTGACACCACCCTGAACTTGATGCTCCTCTGTCGTGCGTATGCACTGGCGGCCTCCCACTTGGCCATGTTTATCACGACCTGTTTCTTCTTGGCCATGCTCTTGCCCGCGGCCTCCATGGTGGTCTGGCTCATGGGTTTGACCTCCACCATCTCGGCGTGTTTCTTGCCTGCCTTGTCTTGGTAAACTATGAAGAAGTCAGGCACGTATATGGTGTACTTGCCAGTGAATGGATGTCTGTATGGTATCTTTATAGACTCCGATGCCCATTGGTACACGTTGGGGTGTTCATCACACAATCTCATGAAAGCGTGTTCCCAACTTGACCTGTATGTCGGTGTCTTGGTGCCCACGTACTTGTCTCCATTCTTGGGGGAGAACTTGCCTCTTGCGAATCTGGGTAGCATTAGTCTATGATGTTTCTAGATACGGTCTCTTTGGTGGTCAGTGCTTTCCTCACACCCAACCTGCTGGACTTGTATCTGTTGGCGTTCAATATGATGGTGATCAGTTCAGAAAGCAGTGCCGGTGTGGCGTAGGTCAACTGATCCAGTATCTGTTGTGGTTTGATGTCGTCTATCTTGGCCTGTGAGAGAATTGCGTATGCCGTCGACTCAGCCGCAGTCCTGGAGAAATTACGTTTGACGAAGAACGCTATCGTGCTGTCGTACTCCCCTGCGTTGAATTGATATTCTGTCTCGTATGGTGTTGTGGTCAGTTTCTCTATAGTCTTGTCCAGCCCGTCCTTGTTCTTTGGTGGTAGGTTTGTGTAGAATTCCGTCATTACAATGCCGCCTTCTCTGTTGCTATCTCAACGTCCTGTGATCGTCTATCTATCTTTATGTAACCTTCCGTGACCAGCTTCCTCACGTCTGATATCGCCTTGCTGGTGTATACTGTTTTTACGTTGTTGGATGACGCTTCGTACTCCAGGTTGGATTGTGCTATGGTCAGTCCCTTACGCGATCCTATGTCCTTGAAATACAGGGCCGCCGCGATCTCGTCTCGGACATTCTCGTCATTGGAAACGAGATTGAACGATTCGTCTGCACCAAAATAGATGGTGGTGTCCAGCGGTGAATTCGTGATCACAGTGTTGTTGGCCTGGTTCTTGTTGTCTGACGTCCCCCTGGCCGAAGCCAGTGCGGTCGCACCCACTATGGCCGCACCCACTGAGAACTGTGCTATCGGATTGGTTATTGTGCCTGCCTGTTTGCCCACCTCGAGTATGCCATCCTTGGCTATGCCCTTCAGCTCTTCCTTGACCGCTGACTTCTTGATCTTCTTGGCGTTGTTGTATGTGTTTGACGCACCCAGTATCGCACCCAGTATGTTGCCTGACTGCACGTCCCTCATCACTGATCCTATGCCGTCCACTATGCCGCCTGGTCCAAATATGCTGTTCGTTCCACCACCTAATATAGATAGTGGGCTAGGGGAGTGGTCGTAGTTAACCGTCGCAAAACCTGGCACGTTGTTCTTGTTGACTATGCCTGCTTTGTAGATCACAGTCTCATATAATATCTGCATGGTGTTGTTCATGATTCCTTGGCCGTCTGCTTGATCTAGGTTGTCATGTGAGAATGATCCTATAACAGGATTGACCAATGTCATTGACGTGAATCGTTGTTTGTGTAGCACGAATATCTCTATGCCTTTCAGGTACGGCTTCTTGGATTGCTTGGGAGTGTCAAGTCCGAACTTGGTCGTGGCCCTCGCATCACCAAAATCGTAGTAGTCGTCCTTGGTGTTGGATATGGTCAGATCATTGTTCATGCCGATGGAGTCTGCTACGTTGTACTCGTAGTACTTCTTCCAGAATGCGTTGACCGTGTCTGCGTGGTCGTCATGGAATGTTATGTTGACTGGTTCGTACGCGATCCTGGTCGCGGTGTACATCTTCTTGTTGTACTGTGTCTTCTCCTCCATGCTCATGTTGTATTTTGGTAGGTCACAGGCCTTGACCAACATGTTCAGTTGGTATCTCTCGTTGGGATTGAATCCGTCCACGAACAGGGTCTCGTCTGTGTTGAAAACCACGTGGAACAGGAACTTCTGTTTTGGCATCAACTTGAAATTGTTGTCTACGTACAATCGAGATGCGTGTTGGTAGTCCTTCATCCCTGGAAGACCGTCTTGGAAACCTTTTAAGAAGTTGTTGATGCTTGGCATACTGTTATTTATAGTCACAAAAAAAGCGCCTATAAAGACGCTTTCAGTGTATTAAATGCTAAGTCTAATTTTGTTTGTTACTGTCCACCACCTGTTGAAAGTGTACCGATCGTTCTAGCCACTGCTGTTCCAATTCCTGTTCCTGTTGGAGTTTGGATTGCGTTGTCGTATCTCACTGACATAGAGATAGTCACTGGTTCTGAAGTTTGGTATGCCAGTGTGTTGTAGTTAACGTTCTCAACATAAGCACCGTAAAGTTCCCATGTCTCTAGGACGTTTGGAGCACTCGCTCCGTTACCACCGTCTAGCATTTCAATTCTAGCTGTGAATTTGTAGTCAATACCTGATGCCGCACTTGACTGTTCAAAGAAATCAAACTGTTTCTGGATCTGTTCGCCAACCAGTTTAGTAACCGAGTTGTTGACGTCATCTCTTAGATTGATCGTGATTGGTTCCCAAGTGTGTTTGCCCGCAACGTATACTTTTGAGTTGTAAACATCTAGTGTCACTGTGTCAAACGTTAGGTTAGGTCTTGTTGTGTCTATTACTTGTTTCGTTAGTTCTGATCTTGGTGTTGATACCCCAAAATTTTCCAGGATCAATCTGAAACGATACTGAAGTTTTGGCATCAACAAACCTTGTGATGCTGAACTCTGGTCGTTGCTTAAAGGTACTGTAAATTTTGATAATGTTGATATTGCCATATATTTTCTCCTTTATCGAAAATTAGTTTCCTAATTTTGCAATTTCTCCTGTGTTTTTGATTCTTAACGGTATGTAAATGAATTCAACTGATTTGATTGGCTCAATCGCTATGTCTACATAAAGTTCGTTCCTGTCTATCCTTGTAGGTGTGTTGTTTGTGTCATCACAAACTACTAGGAAGTCATATAACGCTCTCTGACCAACAAGTTCTAACAAGAATGATTCGATCGCACCTTTGATCTCATTCCTTGTAAGCTCATCATTTGGTTCAAATATGAACGGTTTAGCAACAGCATCTAGTTGTGTTCTTAGATACACTGCCAATCTTGAAACGTTGATCCTGTCTAACGCTGAACTCGCCGATGTTTTCGTCAAGTTACCAAAGTTAACAATACCAGCACCTGAGAAGAAAGTTATTGGATTAACCTTAACCTCATGCATTGAATCTCTCACTGACTCCGTAACAGATATTGTTTGGAATTCTCCAGACGCCGTATCTATGTAACCAACTGATGTGGCATTGTCAACGATGCCTCTTCTAGTTCCTGATGGTGCGAACCATGGGAAAGCTATGTTATCGTTGTTTGCCAGTGTTCTCATCATCATGTGTGATGCCGGAACCACAATTGATTTGCCTGTGTTGTCTGTTGTTAATCCAGATGGATAAAACATACCCAAGTAATCACTAGCACTTACTAGACCGTCTTCACCGTTGTCAAGTGCTGACGCCGTGTTGTTGGCCCAGTTCTGTATCGCTGTTGACGTACCTTCTAATCTTAATGGTGCGTCACCGACTACAAACGCTGTGTTGTTTCTGTCTGTGTTTAGGTTGATCATGTTTGAGATCAATTCCGGGTAACCAGGTGTAGCAATAACATTGAAGCCTCTTTGGTCTTCTCTGATTGCTTGGTTGGTGTCGATCTCTGATTTAAGCTGTTCAACTATCACTTTTCTCTGTGCTTTTCTTCCGAATGTACCAGAACCGTTAGCATTGTTACTTGATTTAGTAACCCATCTGTCTGGGAAGTAAGTAGACACAGATTCATTGCTTGTTCTGATGTTACCTAAACCAGATGTTCCGCTTCCTGGATATTTCGTAGTTGTGATGTAGTTGTTTTTGTATTCCTTGACATTGTAACCAGATCTTCTTGTGTTCCAAAGCATGATACCTTGTGGGTAAAGGTCTGGATTAGGAGCATCTGGGTCTAGGAAGCCGTCACTCAAAAGGTTCTTGATGGTACTTGGTGTACCAGCTCCGCCTGTTGATAGTGAGTCTGCCTTGTCTGCTGAAGTTTGCCATCTAGCGTCTGCGAAGACAACACCGTCTTCTGTGGTCTGATCCGCTTTGTCAACAAGTTCCCACGCCGCACCTGATGTGGTCACTGCCACTTGGTTCGCTGTGTTGGTTGAACTTATTGTTGCTGATGTGTTGTATTTGTAAAGTTTTGGATAGTTCTCAAGGTC